TATTAAGTACATCCGTTGAATACCGTATATTTAAGTTGGGGTTTGCTATTCTTAATGCCGCTTGTGCATAATTCCGAATGTCCAAAGGCTCATTTCTTTTGTCTCCAATTGTTTTCCACTCAATTTTAGCTTGTCCCTTGCTAAAAGTAACAACTTTTATTTCAGAAGTAAGCCCTTTGAAGTAAACTTCATCATATCCACGCTTAGGATCATTTGGATAGTGCATATATTTAGCTCCTGGTTCTGTTACTTTAAGATTGCTCATTATTGTATCTTTACCAGTATTAACTCCTAAAACAAATAAGGAAATTCCTCCTTTATTATTTTTGCTAGGTCGTGAAATAAGAGGTCTCCCAGCTTCTCCACTTCCTTTTATACCAAATATATTCAGTTGTTCCCTTGCTTTTACATATCTATAAACATCATCAGTATGATGCCCACCTGTATCAACACAAGCACAAGCAACTCTTATTTTTTCTCCGTTCTGATAAGAATAATCTTTCATTAGAACTTGATCTAACTCGTTCCAAACATAAGGTAAGGCAGGATTTCCCATAATCACTTTATAATAAATCCCCCAGCTTTCTTCGCCTTTCGCCCATCCAACAATTTCAACTTCAAGCCTATTATCTTGAACATCGACACCAGCAGTAAGCACATTGACTTTATCAGGAATTTCTACCTCCTCATACGTTCCGTCCTCGTAATTCAAATACTCTCCGTAATCCTCAGCCCTTGCCTGTATTTCCTCAAAATTAAATCTTTCAACCTTTTCTTCCCAACATTCCCCAAGAGCCGTGTTGACAAATACTTTCATAAGCTGTTCATCACCTTTTGCCGCTCTAAATTTACGAATTATGCTAGCCCATTTAGTAAACGGACTGTATAACTCCGATACATGAAATCCTCTTGAAATATGTGGGTCTACTTCAGGATTAGTACTTCTCCATTCACCTTTAATAAGATTTCGTTTCCATTCGTATTCGCTCGAAGTTTCCATGCATTTCTCACATTTATGTGTAACATCTTCAAAAATAATATTTCCCCATTTCAAAGTTTGCATTTCACCACATTTTGGGCAAGGAATGTAATACTCATCTTTCGAGCTGTTCTCATATTCAAGTTCTATTCTGCTTCCGCCTTTGATTGTTGGTGTACTTGTCAAAACTATTTTACTGTTTGGCCAAGTTTTTACCCTTTCGATTGCCAGATTTAATGGGTCTCCCTCTTTTTTAGCACTTCTAGGGAAACGGTCAATTTCGTCCGCTAATAGAACCCTAATTGACCTACTTGCCAATTCTGAAGCTGAATTAGTCCCAGTTAAAACAATGTATCCGCCTGAAAACTCTTTTTGTCTTTTCGTATCTCTTGCATCAGCACTTTCAATAATTTTGTTACGTAGTTGTGGTGTAGACTGGATCATATCATTAAGCCTTGTCGTTGAAAAATCTGCCGCCATGTCCTTAGTAGGCATTAAAAACATAATAGGAGACGGCTCATAATCCATAAAATATCCAACAGTATTCATAAGAATTTCTGTTTTTGACAACTGGGCACCATACATCATCACAACTTTTTCTGTATTTTTTTCAGAGATTGCCCTCATTACTTCTCTTTGAAATGGCACTCTGTCAGTTTTCCATTTTCCAGGAATTGCTGAACTTTTAGTTGATAAAACTCTATACATATCCGCCCAAGTATCAATTGTTAATTTTGGTGGTGGCTTTAAAACTAAGGCAATTTTTTTAAATAATTTAACTGTTCTTTTTAGGTCTTCCTCTAATTCTTTTTTCACTTTCAACTTTCACTTCCATATCTTCCTCATTTTCCACAAAAATTTTATTATTTTTAAACATTTCTGGATCGTACTCACTGAGTTCTTCCAAAACCTCGAATATTTCATCTTGAATAACATCCTGAATTTCCCCAAGATTATCCGAAGCAATAACTGCTGGTGCTACCTTGCTAGATATAGAAAGCAACTTTCCTTTAATGTTCATAAGCATATCAGTCATTACTTTTTCTACAATTGACGCTAAATGCAATTGATTTTTAGTTTCTTTTATTTTTAAATCTTTTAATTCAGTATCTTTTTTAAGCCTTTTTATTTCCTGTTTTATCTTTTCTTCTTTCAAATCCACATCTGTATTGCTTTTATCTTCTACATAGTTCAAATACCCTTGCACACTTTCTACTAATAAATACTTTCCGTTGTCGTTTTTCTTTATTACACCTTCTTTAACAAGCCTTTGTATTTGTCTCTCGCTCAAACCTATCATTTTTGCTAGCATTTTTAAACTAACAATTGTTTCATCATCTATCTTCATTTCATTTTTTATCTGTTCCTTTCCGACACGACATTAATCAAAAAAAAGTCATCACACATATTTTTTCTGGGGCTTCGAACCCGTTCGCTCTTTTTTTGCCTCTCAGAAGTACCTTTTTAATAAAAATTTTATTTTTTTTCTTTGTTTTCACTTCAATATCCATTTGATATACTCACTATTTTGAGTATTTATTCTCTACTTCTACTAGCTTATCTCTCAATCCTTTGTCTTCTTCTCTTTGTTTCTTCATTCCTGCTCTACATCTATCAAGATATTTGTCATATATCATTATCTTTAATCCATCTATTTCATTGTCAATATCTTTACTTATATCTTGTAATTTATTTAATAACTCTAAACTTCTTTTTATTCTTTCATTTAGATATTTCTTCAAATTATAAGTGATAACCTCAAATGCTATCAACATTACTATGATATAAATAATAAAACCCATTATAGTTATCATAATACCCATTTTATTTTTCCTTTTGTTCTAAAAAATTTTGAATTACTTCTTTTATTTTTTTATATTCATTAAATAAATACTCTATTTCTTCTTCAGTTAAATAACCATCTTGCATTTCAAATATTAATCCTTTTTTAGAAGTATATGAAAAACACTCATAAGTTTTTGTCCATATCTCAATGCGTTCATCCTCTTTTCCTTCATATTTTACTTCACAGTCATTCAATGTTTCTTTTTCTATTTTTTTTGCTAATTCTTTAATTTTTTCACATTTAATATACATTTTTATCATCTCTTTCATATAAATTTTGCTATTTTTATACTTAAAAACAAAAAGAGCCACTAAACAAATAGACTGTTTCTAATCTATCTATTCAGTGGCTCACTCAGCTGAGGTTTATTTGCCTCTGTTGTATTTAGTTGTTGTATATTGCCTGTCTTTTACTTTACCTTTTTTTATGTACAAAGTAATTTTGATATTATCCTCAAAAGTTTTTGCTGTTTTTAGATCTTGCAACAAATACAAAACTTCTTTGTCCTTTAAAAGTTCGTTAATATCTTCTTGTGTAAGTTCTTTTCTTTCGTTCAACTTTACCTCCTTATTATACCTTATTTTATCAATATTTGCAACTGTTTTAAATAATATTTTTACACTCTAATTGCAAAAAATACAATCAAATTTATTGTTGCATAAATCAACAAAATATTTAAAAACCAAAAAACTAAAAAATACGCTACATTGTAAGGTGTATAATCAATTTTAGTTATTCCTCTTAATTTCTTCTTTACATCTTCAACTAAAGCATACAGATAACTAACTAAAAAGAAAACTAAAAATATTGTAACTGCTGCACTTATAATTCTCATTATTATTTCCATTTATTCCTCCTCTGTTATTACAATCGCATTGTCAATTGTAACTCTGCGATTGTTTTCGTTTATTAAGTTTAATGATATTCTTCCGCTCTCATCCGAATCTCTTAATCTTATCATTCCTTTATATTCTTTTAAGAGTTTCCCGTCGAGAGTATAAATTTGTACTGTCCTTTTTAGCCCTTTCGTATCGCTCTCCCAATCTTTTTGAGTATCTTCCCATCTTGCACAGCTTCCTGTCAATCCTAAAATTGCAATTCCTAATAATAGTTTTTTCATTTTAATTCCCTTTCTTTTTTATTTTAACCAAACTAAAACCAAATTATTGTGGTTGTGTCCTAAAAGTTCTTTCGCTTCCGTCAATTTGTTTTCTAAGAGCTTTCTTTCTTTGTATAAATCAAATAGTCTGAAATCAATTATTACACATGAATTCGGATACTTCATTTCGTATTCTCTTTCTCTCTCTTCAATCCTGTAGTTGATTGCGTTCAACTTTTTTTGGAGAATAAATATTTCGTTTTCTAGAAAATCTTCTTTTTCCATTTTTATAACCTTTCTCTAATTCAATCGACTTTTCACGACTAATCTTTTTCCGTATAAATACTGTGTTTTTAAGCATTATCCCAGTCAAAACGACTTTCTGTGACTGAACTATTTCAAAAAAGAAATTCCGAATAACACTAGCGACCCCACAATCAATATTTTGAATATATTTTTTGTTGCTCTTTTTCTCGCAGACTTTCTTTGAATCGTTCTAGTATTAAAACTTTCAAATAATTGATTTTTGATTGCTTCATAATAATTTGCTAATTCATTTAATTCGAGCCACACAAATAATATTTCTAAAAAAATTGTTACAGCTAGCAAATAAATTTTTATCATATTTCCTCCTTAAATGCCTTAAAATGATTTTTATAAATCTTTTTCAACTCTTTTACAAGTTCCGTGTTTAACCACACCCCCTCAATATAGTATTTATTCTTAAACGTTTCCTTGCCTGTTGTGTGAAATTCCTGATGATGTTTAGCGCACAAGCTCATAAACGGTGTTTTTAATCCATCACAGCTTTCGTATCCGCCTATGCTTGCCACCGAGTTCCAATGATGTAGTTCTATTGTGTTGTACTCATTATGCTCTTTTCCGCAGATACAACAAATTCTTTTTTTTAAGCAAGCGATTACATATCTTTGTGTTATATTGTCGATTTCCAATATGTGTTTATACCTTTTATCGTGTTTGCCTAAAATATATAAATTTATTCCAAGTTCTAACGCTTGTTCTATGATAAACGATATAAATTCATTTGCCGTTTCCATATCGCATTTTGCTGTAGAAAAGTCTAATCTATCTGTGGATATTGCAAATTGCTCTTTCATTAGTTCCTTAATCTCTATCAAGGTATACCCAATTTCATCTCCAAACTGCTTTAATAAAACGTGTATCAGTCCGTTCTGTGCCTGCGATAACTTTTTTACTGGAATAACCTTGATTGGAAAATGGTTTAAGTATTCCTCCCTGATTCGAGATTTCTGTGTAAGCCATTTCTTTTTAGCCTTCCTTTTCTTAATAAATTTAATATCCTTAAACAAATCAGCATTAAGTTTTACAAACTCGAATTCTTGTTTACTCATTTCTGCATTATATAATATACTTGCTTTTATTCTTTCGACTTTTATTTCTTTTTCTTCCATTTTTTCTCCATAATCAATTGTTTTTTTATTCAAAATATAAAATTTAGTTATTTTTTCATTTTGAAACGAAAAATCGCAACTAAACTAATACTTAGTTTAACCCAATTTTGATATTTTGAATAATCTCATCCATATCAGTCTCATATAATTTTAAAGCTATATTGTACAAATTATCTAAATGTCCAAATTTAACTGCATAATCTAACACACTTTTACATTTATCTCCACTCTTGATTTGCTTCAAATCATATCCTTTCCGCCTAGCTTTCAAATCTATGCCATATGTTTCTCTAAAAACTATATATAGTTCATTCCATCTGCTGCTAAAATTACTTCCTTTGTGCTTCACAACTCTATTTAGTATTTTTTGTTTCTGATAAACATCTATATTTTCCGTTACTCCTGCAACAATTTCTTTTTGATAAGCCAGCTCAATCCTTATGTTTTGAATTTCTTTTTTATAGTTCTCAATCATTCTACCCTGAATCTGATTTGCTTTCATCAGAATCATTTCAGGACTGTTCCACATATTCTCGCATTCAATAAAATATTTTCTTATCACCTTCCCTTTTTCGTTGTTCTCAATCATAGCCAATTCTTTTGCCATATTTATTTTCAAAAGATGATCTGTATACTCGCTTGTATTCCCTTGAGCTGTTACTTTTTTTTGAGTAATAGCTACAAAGTCAATGTTTTCAACGAATCCGTACTCCTTAGCTCTTTTATTTATCCAGTCATTGTATCTAGTTTTCACTTCTAGAAATTTATGCAACTCCCTACTACTCACAACTTGCTCATTATTTTCATTTATTTCTATTCTTATCAATTCATTCATTAATGTTCCTCCTGTTTTTTATTCAATAAACTGTTTTAAATTCGGTCTAAAATAATTTTTCCCTTTCAAAATTTTTCCATCTTCCCTGAAAATTGCTTTTCTATTTTCAAGTTTTGACATATTGCTTCTGTGGACTTCCTCGAATGCTTCCATGATCAATTCATCATTAAACCAAGTTCTTTGTTTGTAATAATCAATTACAAAAAACTGATTGCCGTATGCCCCTAGTTCAAGTGTTGTGCCTATCGCTATATAATACATATCACAAATAGCATCTAATTTCTCTACATCTGTTTCAGCTTCCAAAAATTCCTTTAGTTCTTCATCAAACAATCTATTTCTTAATTTCATTCGCTCAATGCTTGTTGCTCTGTATACTTCCTTGTTCAGATATTTCTCTTGTCCAAAAGCTATATAGAACCCCTTGACAAGTTTTTTCATTTTTTCCAAATATCTTATATCCATTTTTATTAAATCTAATATTTCTGCATTTACCATTTTTTAATTTCCTCCCTCTAAAATTTCAATATAAACCTTATCCTTGCCATACCCTTTTATCTTGTGTACAGCCA